GGGGAGTAGGTATATATAAACTCTCCAAAAGCATCGTATAGAGTTTGTTCATCATTCCAATACTCTTTAGTTTTTATTTTATCTTGAGTAGAAGAAAGACCACCTACGATGTTAGTACGCTGTCCATCTGCTTCAAGAATGTCATAAACTTCTTGAAAAGAGTTTCTTCTTTTTCGTACCGATGCACTTCTGCTAAGTAAATTCCATATATTCTTCTCAGGCAGTAACATAGGTGCACCTGTTTCATACCTCCTTACGTTAGCAGGCTCTCGACCGAACATTCTATCTATAGCCATTGTAAGCGGTTTTGATTGTGACCGGTCAGGTACATACACATCATCGAGTTGATTTATATGACGAAACATAGATGGGGGCTGAAAGCGACTTGTCGCTATACTTATGATTGCTTGTATAAGTCTATTCCCTTCTACTTCAGGGTCGGCTATAACACTAACATTACGAAAACCAGTCATAAATGGATTATCTGTAAGTATTTGATAGGCTGACTGACGCATCGTTTTACTAAGCGTTTGCCCTTCAAGCGTCTGATTGTTTTTATCTAATTCGTGCCATGACTTTATATCAGCTAGGAAGGCAACCACTGCTTTGTCTGGGTCAGCCATACGATAATCAACCATTGTTTCGCCATCATCAAAAAGCATTTTGTATGGTTGAAAGTTAGAGTCTTTTCTTTGCTGTCTGCTCAAGTGTGCTCCTGAACCGGTGATACCTTCATCATCTGCTAAGTTCCAGTAATAAATAAACAACGCACCAAACATGGCTAAGTTACCGATTGCCTTTCGGTCTATCTCTTCCATTTGAACTTTTAATTTAGCTAGGCGTGTTTCTTCAACTACAAGTTGGTCATTGATTTTTGCACGAGATTCTTTTGTTAGCGTAACTCCTTTATCATCAACGCCATCCCTAAGAACTTGTTTATATCTAGAGACGTTTCGTTTAGTTCTTTCTAGTTCAACGATGCCAGTTTTTCCTAGTCCTGATTCAACTAATTTAGAATCTGGAGACATTTTAACTATACCTTTATGTGCTAGGCGTGATGCGTTGATTGGGACTGTTGCTACTTTACTCAGGATTTGTCCGCTAAAAATTGTACCAGTAGTTCTAATAGGTAACGCTATTTGAACAAGTCTTCCAAAGATTGTTCCTGCTCCTGTTTGTTTATCTACGGCTTCAATAACAGTTTCTGATATAGTCTTGCGTATATCACCTTCTTTGAGGTCACGAGGCATACCAAGAGCTTCTCTGTATTCATTTATAATGTCCATGTCACGCTCTTTGTAAGCCCATATCTTACGTCCATTTTGTACCTCGAATGCTTCATCAATATACTTCTTGACGTGAGCTTGAATATCAGGGGCTTCATTACGAATAGCATCACGAATAGCCTCTGCTTGCAATCTGCTTTTTGTAATAGCATTAGCAAAAGGAACGTCCATAACTCCAAGCATTGTACGCCCAAATAGAACTAACTCCATTAGAGTATTTCCTACTGTTTCTGCTGTTTTAATTCTTACGAGAGTATTATTAAGACCATCTCCTTTATCTCTTCGTTGTTGTCTCTTTCTTGCCCTATCAATCGCACGTTGGTTTTGTAAGCGTGGTTGCCTTGTTACATCATCAAAGCGAACTCTTGCTTGAGGAAACATAGGGTTTTGTCCTCTATTTATTGCAGCCCCAAACGCATTTCTAATATTAGATGGGTCAAGGAATCCAGTAACAACTTCTTTGTATGAAAGAACGTCAGCAAGGCGATACAACGCTTGTCTGTAAAGTCTTTTTTCTTCAAGGGGTAGGCTTTTCCATAATCTTCCACCTATTGTGTCTCGTATGGGTCTACCCAACATAGCAACAGTATTTGATAGCAAACCGGCTGTACCGGTAAGAGTAGATGCCAATAAGTTACCTGTAGTTATTTCTTCAAACTTATCTACGAAAGCATCAAGTTTACTCTTTGCATAATAATCAGGGTTTAATACTCGGTAGGCTTGGTCATACGCTGCGTCCTGTTGTGCCTCACGAGCTTCCTTTTGTAGTCGTTGGTTTTGTTTGCGAAGGAACGCTAGGTGACCTTTTACCTTTTTCTTGTTAGCATAATCAGGGCGTAATCTAGGGTGTATACCAAGGGTTTCATCTATCTTAGATACATCTTGCCCAGATACCATAGCAAGCAATAACTTGTTCTTTTCTTCTAATTCTGCTACATCAGCAGCTTCTTTAGATGCAGTCCTATAGAACTTTATTTTAGCTTCAATTTCTTTTATGCGAGGAGATGTAACAGGTGCTTTAGGGTTACTAGGGTCACGCTGTCCTGTAAATATTTCTTGTTCTCTTTGAAGTTGTTTTTCTAGAGATGCTGTACGTCTTTCTTGTGGCGTTGGCTTTGTGTTTGGAGTTGTGCCTTCAGCTATCTCATCATCTACTTCACCCATCACACGTTTGCGAAGTGACTCAAGGTTATCAAAGTCAAGAGGTTCGTCTCTGTTTCTTTTGACCATATCACGCAAGTTATTGATAGCTTCTACTTCTGCTTGCTTGCGTTCTGATATTTGTTTTTGAAATTGGTCGGCAGTTCTATCCTCACGTCTTATAGCCAATACACCACCATCTTTATTATCTACTTCAAACTTAGCAGGGGCAATCTCAGCGTACTCATCTAGTAGTTTTATTAACTCATCCGCATCATAATCTTCTCCATTAATCATTGCTTGGAGGGGCTTAAAGACATTTGTCTTATATGCTGTAAATAATTTTGTTAGTTCTTCAGTTTTCTCAACAGCGACTCTATCGCCTAATCCTATCTTTTCCCCATCGGCATCAAGGATATCTTTTTTAGCCATAAGTTCTTCTGTAAGCTCTAGTATGCGTTCCTTGTCGTTGGCTACAGGGGTGTCTTTAGGTGGAGTAGGGTTTTTAATATCATCAACGATAGAGGCATTTTTAGAATCAAAGATTACAACTATATCTGTGTCCGCATCGCGTGAAGCTCGCGTGCCTATAAAGCCTTCGTCAATTAGCCTTCGTCTTACTTCTTCTATTTCTTTATTAAAACCTACAAATTTTGGGTCGACGAAAACTTCTTTTTTAATATCGTTAAATTTAGATTCATCTGCTATTTTTCCTTCAGGTATTTTAATTTTTTTCACAAATCCATCTTTTCCCGCAAACGTTCTAGCAAACTTAGGTTGATTAGTTAAATAAATGCCTCTACCTAACATCTGAAAACTTTTACTTTTTATCTCCTCATCTGGTAATAAAGTGTCAAAATCAGTTTTACTCCCGTGATAATATACTTGTGGCTCTGGAGCATCTTTAGGTGTCGCTGACACTTCAGGAGTTTCGGCAGGTGTACCTGTGTCTACTTCTGGTTCTTCTAAAGGTGTCGATACATCAGGCTCATCTACCTCATCAATAACTTCATCAGTAGAAACAGGACGTTCTGTCTCTGGTTTAACTTGAGGTGTTTCACGAGCTAGTTTTGTAAGCTCCCCTTCACGAAGATTTAATGCTCTTATCTCATCCCCAATAGGCTTGGATTGTGCCTTAAATTGTTTAGTATCAATGATACCCTCATCAAAATTATCTACGATGTCTTCTTGAAGTTCCTCTAAGTATTGTACGCGGTTCTTAACATAATCAAGACGTTGCTCTGGCTTTAGGGCATTAACATCAATCTTCTTGTTACCCATGAAGCCATCAAAGAAACCTGCGTCTTTGTACGCGTCATCTACGAGTTGGTCACGAAGAACACGAAACTCATCACGAGTAATCTTACCTTTAGCTATTTGGTCTCTAATCTCCATAGGAGACTTGCCGGAAACTTTAAGGAATGTGCTTTTCATTCCATCAGTCATCTTGTCCCAAACAGGTAAGAACTTTTCTCCTGCCTTAACTAAGCCAATATCCATGCCTGCACCTAATGTAGCACCTGCGGTAGCAGCGAACCCTAACTCTTTAAGTGTCGGTAAGCGTCCATCATCAATAACTCTTTCGCCAGTAATAGAGGCGGTAGCAATGGTTGACCCTTTGAGTGCTGTCTTTGCAACTTTACCTGCCATTACTTTACTAACTAGGTTTACACCATCCTTAGTTTTTCTAACAGTGCTTCCAAAAGGCACAACATTAGCACCACCTGCAAACTGTGCTCTTCCATGCCTCCACTCAGGTTGCCCTTCTACATACTGTGCAAGATAACTAGAGCCAACACCCATTGAATATTTTATACCGCCATAAGCAGCAGTTCCAACAAAAGGTATAGCGTTAAGGGGCAAAGCTAATTCACTTAATATACCTCCTCCAATTTCAATTCCCATCCCTGCTAATTGACGAGCAGTCGAAGGGGCATACTCTTCGTTGGGTGCTATTTGATTGATGCTATCATCAACTTTAGTGTTTCCAACAGTAAAAGGAGTTTGAGGTAGTAACTTAAATTCTTCTGACATTATTATTGATTAAATTCGTCTAATTGAGTCTCATAGAGATTTATCGCTGTACCAAAATCTATTAAATCATCTCTAAATTTTATTCCAAATTTATCTTCGAACTGTTTTATAGCTTTTCGTTGAGCAGTAGAAGTAGGTTTTCCTAACTCTTGGGCAGTGTAGCCAGATTCTGCTAATGTCCACGCATTAAATATTTCAGTGCCCATAGGAATATCTGAAATACCTAAACCGCTTTGATTTAATAGTTTAGTGTTCACAGAGTCAAACGTAGGAAAGCCATATCTTATTAGGTGTGCCGGCAATAAAATTCTTCTGTTAGTAGCACTTTCGTCAAGTATTGCTTGTCTTTCGTTTAATCCCCAAAGAGATAATTCATCTCTGTTTCCTCCAAACTCTACAATCTTTTTGTTGTATTCATCGGAGGCTAATGATGGATATTTATACTTTTTATCTGTTATTGGATTAAAGTCAGCTTTTTCTTTATCAGAGCGTCTTTCTGCTCCTTCAAGTTTTTCCTCTAATCTGTTTATGTCCTTAATTTTATCTGAATTATTTTTTAATACAGCAGAACGCTCACTTATTTCAGACTCTAAATCTGTGAAAATTTTATCCATAGCTTTTGGATACTCTTTATTGAAGACTGTAAAATCTCCGCCTGATTCATCCCAAAGGCGTTGTCCTTCAGAGAGTAACAAATCTTTTATCTCTGTGTCATAACCTGATTGTTTAATCACAGGGTTTATACCATCAAGCACCTCTTCCATTGCTGTATTGATTTCTTTTTGAGTAGTATTGAATTGTGATATTTCAGGTTTTGCAGTGAACCACTCTATTCTCTTTTTAGCCCCTTGAAGTGCCTCGCTTACTTTAGGGTCACTAAAGGTTACGACCCTTCCTTCATCATCAATAATTTTCATATTGCTAACATTAGTGTCTAAATTACTTAAAACGTAGTCAGTAATCTCTGTGTTAAAACGAGTATATTCTTCAGGGCTGTGTGCTCCAATAATAGCCCTCGATAGTTGTGCTGCTGTTCCAGATTCCCTTATTGATTGGTTAAGCTCTCTTAGAACTTCACCTTGCAATTCATTTGGGTTGCTTCGAAGTAAAGTAAGAATACCTTGCTGTACGCTTATAAAGGCAGCGTTAGGAGAAGTGGTATCAATAACAACACCCTCAAGTTGCTCATCTGTATAACCTAATTCAGTAAATATTGATGTGGCTGCGGCAACCATTTCTTCTGTATTGCCCATAGCTGCTTCACTAAGAAATATACTATAACTATCTTTAGTTGACTCTGCTTGCTTTCTGACACGACTAGGCATCTCGTCAGCACCTTTTTCTATTTCAACAAGTAAGTTAGATAACTTTCGTCTTTCATCTCCAGTAATTTTAGCACCTTTGAAAAACTGATAATCTAATGCAGCCTTAACTACTTCTGTAGCTTTTTCATGTTGGTCATTGTTTAATAACTCTTGTCCAATAGCATAGGTATGAGCAAAGAAAAATTGCTTTACCTTTTGATTATCAACATCTTCAAGAGTTTTAATTTTAGCAATTCTGTTAGATATAGCAGTGCTTGGGTCTACACCATCTTCAACAATCTGTGATTGCAGAAAAGCACCTTCCATGTCCAACGTATAATTAATCTTATTAGTCTCATACATTGCGGTTGTTTCACCAACTGCCTTTGTAAGAATATTGTCACCAAATGCATTGATAGCTAGTACACGATTAGGGTTGTTACCAAACTCTTCTTGAAGCTCTTGTATAAGAGTATTCTTCTCGTTTGTAATGGCAGCATCAAACTCTCCATCTTCTCCATACTGAGCCGGATTGTTGGCAAGCTTTGAAAATCTTTCAGTAATAGTTTTAGAGTTGCGAACAAAGTAGTCTTTAACTAGAGCTTCTTGGAACGCTTTGTCATATCCAAGAAACTTTGAAATCTTCTTGTCGTCCGCCATCAACCTGTCTTTCTCATCCTCATCAGTAATTTGTGAGAAGTCCTCAACAGCTTGTGCTTGTGCAATATTCTTCACCTGACCAAGCACTTGAGGTACTTGATTGAAAGCCCTTGCAAAGTTCAATGCTTGGTTTGTTTGGGGCATCCCTTGAACAACTGTACCGCTACCTTTAGCTTGTTGCACAGTCGGAGATAAGGTAATCTCTGAGGGGTCGTAATTGACTTGTACTCGTTTATCTGAGTTACCTAGTAAAGATGCAAGTGTTTGTTTAGTAGCCATTATTTAATTAATCTAAAAATGAAAAGTCCATGTCGTAGTCGATGGGGATTGCCTTACTAGGCGTTTTATTCCTACCAACTCCGGCATCTTTTAATACACTATAAGTTGATAGTCCGGTCTTAGCTCCACTCATTAACGCACCTGCGTAGTCTACCTCTTGGATAGGACGATTGATGCGAAGCATATTATTAGTAAATCCTAGTCCTGCATCTCTTAGTGCAAGGTTACGTCTTACATCAAGCATCTGAGCTTGTGTACTTACAGAGTTATTATAGCGAGCTTCTTTTGCTGCTAGGTCATTCCTTAGAGCGTCCACACTAAGACCTGCAACTCCTGCTTCACCTGCGGAAACTGTTGCGGTTGCTTGTGCTTCCATAGCTTTACGCTTGTTAGCTTGTAGCTTCTGAGCTAGTGCTATTTGCTCTTGACCTTGTTGTGTACGCAACGAGGATACTTCATTAAGGTAACGCTGTCTCTCAACCTTAGAGGCATTTGCTTGTACTCTACGTTGGGTCTTTGCCTGTATCTGCTGACCTCTTATTTGAAGACCGGCTGATACAGTACCAAGGGCTGCTGCTATAACTGCTGGGGGACACATATATTATTTTTCTCTGTAAGTTATTATAAATTCGTAAAAGGGTTCGTTGCTAAAGAAGAGCTTGCGTGTAAACGTAGCTCCACAGAATTTTAGCCATTTGATGGCTGTGGTATTGTCCTTGTGGACAAAGTTAAAGGTTGCACCATAAGGCTTTGTAAGTGATTGAGTTATCAACCGAGAGGCTTTTAAGAAGTCATAGGAGGCATCCCTGACTGCATCAGTACCAAGCATCCATATATAAGCCATATTCATGACCTTACCAACACCAAGCATAGCGATGGGTACATCACCTTGGTCAATAATAGTAAGCGTTACATCGTCTGTCTGGAAGGCTTGCTTCAAGGATTCCTCTGGGGTCTTACCCATACAAGCAACCTCTAGTCTATCCTCTTTGCGTATAAAGGGAACTATGTCACCAATGTGACTTCTCTTGGCTTTTATTAGCTTATGCTTTCCCTGTTGGAAAACAAAGTTAGAATCTTCTTGAACGTTGGTGGGCATTTACTTCAAATTCTGCACTCTGAAAGTTACTTGGCAAGGCAGAACTATTCTCAATCGTGATTGTTGTGTCTTCTGCATTAGAGAACACTGGCACTCTAAAGAAGCCATCATCAAGGTTTAGCCCAATGTTTGTAACGTCTATGACATCAGTGCTAAAGTTATTAACGAATGTATCCCTTGATATTGGGGTAACCTTTACTTGGAAGTGACCAGTATTATTATAGAAGATAGAACAACTCTTGAGCTTCATTGTACCACCTGCTGATGGACTCTTAGACTGCCCAGCAGCTTGCTTGAACATCTGCTTAGAAAATGTATATATCATTGTGTAAGGTATTCCTACAAAGACATTTGTAGCATCTGAAGAACTCAAAGCTCCATTTGTAAGTGTAACTGTAGCTCCACTATTTGTTGCTTTTATTACTGCACCATCAGTAGAGAAAACTTTTACTGTGTTGTCAGCAGGCGTATAGAAACTTGATAGGTCAATCGTAGTTGCACCAGCAGCTACAGATACTTGCCTTCTCAAATCTAGGTAAGTATTATGGTTTACTCCTGTGTCTACAAGTCCTGCATCAAATGACATATTTGCTATGTGCGTCTCACCATTCTTTGCTAGGACAAGAAACAATTCTGATTTTATAAAGGACAGTCCTCTTATCTCACCATCAAAGGTAAACTTGAACCACGAACTAAGAAGTTTCTTTTGTCCATTGAAAAAGTATCTGTAGACGTATGCAGTGCCTTTATCATTATTACTAACAAGAACTAGAGCGTCCTCACTTGAAGTACCTGAGAACGCTATTACGTCACTAGGGATATAACGAGGTATATGCTCAGTGATTTCTGTAGAGTCATAAACATCAGTAGATGCGTTGACTGTGTATTCACGAACACCAGTAAATCCAGAACGATTAAATGGAAAGTAAACGTATGCCCCAAGGGTTATAGGGTCTACTGCTGAGTCAGAGTCAAAGTTAGTTACAGGTGTAATTGATACAGTCCTTGGTGTAAGAACATCTCCACCTTTGAGAACAAACTGTCCATTCTCAGAGAAGACAATCAAGTTCTCTTGGAAACCGGCAGCACTCTTTAGGTTAGTCACGCGACCACTTGTTACTGATACATCAATAGGGTCTGCGTCTAATAAGGTTGTTACTGTTGTGCGACTAAAGTTAAATGTTGTTTGCTTTGGAGTTTGCGTTTCATCTACAGCTCCAAATCCACTCTCAGACATAATGATATTCTCACCACTCAAGAAACCTAAGCGGTTCTTAAAGAAGAATATATTAGATAGTTTTTTATCTTTAAAGGATGCCAAAGGATTGGAGTCATTATCTCCTGCTACTCTATCAGCAAACTTCATACTGCGAAGAGTAAAGCCACTGCTTGTGCTTATTAGCTCTAAAGGAAGTGTACTTGTAGTGTATCCAAGTTTAACATTTGGAGCGAGACATTCTACCCATGTGCCTTTACCGACAGTCTCTCCGCTAGTTGTTTCAAACTTAACGTAGTAATCATCTTGGGCTAGTTCAGCGTCTCCATTTACTTTTACTTCAAAACCATTCTTAGCGAACAGAGGAAGTTCAGCAATAGAACCAACTTCTTTATATATTACCCCTATGCCTGTACCAGACAATCCATCGACAGGTTTTATATCGAAGTCACCTGATACATTTAAAATTAAAAGATTGCTGTCTGTAAATTGATTAGCACTTGGAATGCTTACAGAAGAAGGGACTGTTGCAGTTGTATCTGCGTGACTTCCTGTATCAGCAGCTAAATCTGCAACTCCAGCTAATATTGTTTTTGATGAGGCGTTGTTTCCAGAAGAATTAGCATCACCAGATTTAAATACTTTTTTATAGGTAGTGCTTCCTACCTTAACTTCAAAGCCATACTCTTTTTCATAATCTCCTTGTTGAATAAATATCAACGCTTCATTAGCAACCGAAGAAGAAGTAGTAGAGCCTTCAGTAATAACTGTGTCGGCATTTAAAAGAAAAGTACTGTCTGCTATTGTAAGAGCTTTGAGAGAAGAACGAGCCGTTGAGGTAGCTAAGTATGTACCACTAACTGTATACGAATCTGCACTATTAATTTGAACTACATTACCATTGAGAAGGTTGTATGCTTTTAAAGCTGTGCCATCGTGTATGATTACATATCTTTCAGTCTCGTCTCTATTAATAAAATGTACAAAGCTATTAGAATCTATAGCAGAGGAGACTAATCTTGCTATGTGATTAGTATGTGGTCTTTTACTTAATCCATCTACAACAGAACTGATAGCGTTAGTTTGCTCTTCACACTGACCTTCAAAACGAATTGAGTCAGGTTGCTGAGATACACCACCAATAAGATTGGGGAGGGAAGTATTAAGTAATGCCATTAAGATAAATCGTAGTTACGATTGATGCCAACTCTAACTGCTGCGTCATAGTTGTCAAAGATAGTCCTATCAGAAGTACGTCCATCGGCTTCTTGTAGGTTAGAACGAGCAACGTATTCATCACGAGCAATCAAAGCTTCTAGTTCCTTAGAGCCTATTATACGCCCTTGGAATATTCTTGATGCTTTGAGAGTGATGTATCTACGAGCTACTTCTGGTAAGCTGTCCCAAGGAAGTAAACGAGTTTGGTTTACTGTCAGGTCGCTTGTGAAAGTCGTTGTATTATTCTTGCGGTCAAACAAAGTTGCTCCACGCTGAACAATATCTAAAGATGTATCTACTGGGTCAAACTGAATGATGTCAGTAGTAAGAGTTATAGAACCATCTGCAGGGGAATACTTTACATTCTCTTCTGTATTAAAGTGCCATCCTTCGGTCTGTACCTCTTTGCTTATTTCATTGAGGACAGACTTAGCTGTAGAAGCTGAAACAGGTAAGTTAGTGGTGCTTATACTGTTCACTGGGGCTTCCCCAATATGACCTAGCATAGAGTTTACTGCTTCAAGTTCGGTTGTTAATGTTGCCATATTTATTTATCTTTCTTCTTAGGAAACCCTTTCTTCATATTGTCGTATGACTTCTTGGATATAGTAGATTTCTTTTTACTGCGGCTGATGCCTAGTTTCTTGCGTTTATTTATATTTTCGTAGAGGGACATAATTTAACATTTCCATTGTTTAAGGGCTAAAGCTTTAAGAGTAGGTCTACCTTTAGGACATATCTTATCCATATTATTTTCCGACTTTCTTTATCGCAAGGTTATGTGCTTGGGTGAAGGAGTTGCCTTGTTGCATCTTATCCTTCATAAAATTCATGTGCTTCTTAGAATGGTGCTTCTTATGCTTAACAAGCGTAAGTTTTTGTCGTTTAGTTAAAGAAGCCATTAGTAACTTGGTTTAGACTTTTTAGTCTTCTTCTTTTTAATTTTTAATTTAGGTCTGTACATAATTAACATTTCCACCTTCTAAGAGCTAAAGCTTTACGAGTAGGTCTACCTTTAGAATCTTTCATAGCTCCTTTAACACCAGACATTCTAGCACAAAAGCTACGCTTTCTAGCTCCGCCTTTTGGTTGTGGGGCTTTAAGATTTGAACCTGTCTTTTTATTGTAGTAGTCACGACCTTTCTTGGTCAGTCCACCTTTATCAGACTTATGTTCTTTTCGTAATGATACACCTTTTCGTTTCATATAATAAAAAAGCCCCCCAAGGGATTAACCAAGGAGGGCTTTGACTTAAGAGGGTTTATGCAGGAAGAATCTTCACTGAACACTCAGGGCGAAGGACACCATGACCCATTGCATACTTAGCAACGAATAGTGTACCTTGACGCTCGATTTGGTACTCGGACTCTGTAGCGAGGTCAAGCAACTTAACAGTACCGATAGCTTCTTTAGTACCAACAAGGATACCATGTTCACCACTGTTGTTAAGTGCGGAGAAGTCACCATTGTAACCTACTCCACTTCCACCGAAGATGTCATTGTTTGCAGAACCATCATCATTGTCAGCACTGGACTGGTCAACAGAGATGTTACCTTCAGCAATAACTTCGAGGAAGTTGTTACTCTTTTGGAGTTGAATACCTGCAACTTCAACTACTGTACCGCGAGCAGCATCAGCAGAACCACCAGAGGTGTCTTTGTTGATAGCAACATTATCAGCAGTCAATAGCTTGTAGTATTGAGCAGGAGTAACGATAGCGTAACGTCCTTCACTTGGAGCGTCTACTTCGTCAAGCTTAGTAGCAGCCGCATATAATGCGTCGATGATACCAGAAGTGGTGTTAGTAGTTGCACCTGAGATTGAGTTACCGCCAGCTTGAGGAGCAGAAGCACCGGCAGATGCAGCAGCGAAGAGTGTCTTCATTGTTGCGATGTCGAAGCGTTTTGCTAGAGCTTTTCCAAGCTCGCTTGCGTAGATAGAACGCACGTCGTAGTGGCTCTTTAGTTCATCAATGTTAGCAATGAATGTGGATGATACAAGAACATCATCGATAGTGATGACACGCTCGTTCATTCCAATGCTGCTTAACATTGAGTTACCTGAGTCAGCGATGTTGACTCCGGGTGTGTGATACTTTGCAGTTGCTATTCCACTGACAGGGAACTGAGCAGACTTACCAGATGAGATTGTCCTCATCATGTGTAGGTCTTTCATGACATTGTTTTGTTCAAAAGCAGTCAAGATTTCTCCTGAGAAGACTTTGAGAAACAATGCGTCATTATCAGAACCGCCAGAAATAAGACCACTGCGACTTGGGGATGTATTACCATTTGCCATAATTTTTGTCTTTCTTTAATAGGGTTATAATTTTAGTTTATTGTTTTTTGCCTTCGATTATCTGCTTACCAAATGTTATCCTCCTCAGAGGGCATTGTGCTTACTAATCTTAAACGAAAGTTATAGGAAGGTCATAGCTCTTTTAGCGTATGCTTCCAGATGTTGTTGCTTATAATCTTGGCGTGGGGTTTCTACTCGTCTCCAAGCACCACCACCACCATTCCATATAAACAACCAATGCTTAACAGTTACCTCTATTCCTTGCCTTTGAATGTGCTTTGAATAGTGTCGTAATACTGTATAAGCAATCTCTTTAGAAATTGTTGGGTCGAAACAATCTTCATGCGTGAGGCTTTCACCACTGATGCGGTTGTAGTCTTTAACCATGATAGACGTAATTTGATAATAGCCAAAGGCTTTACCATTATCCCCAGTAACCTGTGGGCTACTATTCGGATACACTTCCCACAGAGGGATTTTTGACACGAAGTCGGAGAGATACAGAATTTCATTTGCTTTTAATGGGTGGGCTAGGAACACAGCTAACGCTAGTATGTATAAGGATTTCATTCATGTTATTTAATTGTCGATGAACCGAAGTAGAAACCAACAATGGCTAGCACTGTTTGTCTTATCTCCGGTAGGATGACGTACCCTGATAGGGTTTCATATGATGTACTACTAAACAGTCCAAAGAGATACTTGCTGTCTTTACCAACAGTAATCCCTTCAGGACTGTGAGCTAAAATAAATGGAGCTACTACAACTCCAAACAGAACAGTAACTACGATAAGCCGTCTTACCCATTCACCACCACGCTTTGCTGCTTGGTTGTGACTTTCATCAGAAGCCTTCTGTTTAAGAAGAACTGCTTGTAGGTTTGCTTGTTGATTTGCAGCAAGTGTACCAATGAGTTTAAAGATAAACCCAGACGCACTACCGCCTATCATAGCTATAAGTTCTGTTGTCATATTTATATTGCTGTTGTAACTGCTAGTCGTTGTTCAACTAACTTTCTATATCCTGCGTCTTCAGCATACTTAGCGTCTCTCATTGCTCTTGTGACTTCAGCGGCAGAACCAAAAGGTTTGACACCAGCGTCACTAGCAGAAGTACCGCCTTTCTCTAGCGATGGCTCACCACCTCCTAGAGATTTGTATTGAGCGTACAAGCCTTTAACTGCAACAGTTGCTTGGCTAGTAGTGCCACTCTCTACAATAGTATTATAAGCATCTAGCTCATCATCGGCTAGGTTCTCACCTGCCCATTTAGCCATAGCCTCATACTCCGATAAGCCACCAACAGTTTCGTGGATGGATGAAGTCTGGGCATCAACTAATGATTGCTGTCCTGCTATATATGCATCGACCATTTCTTTGGGGAGACCAGCCTTAGCAAGACCCTCATAGGTCTTATCGGATAGTTCCCCATTGTTTGTAAATTCTTCAGAAGCGTTGGTGATAACCTCGTTAGATGGAGAAGCAGGTTCTTCCTTGGAAGCCTTTTCTTCTTTCTTTTCTTGAGGGTCTGACTGCTTCTTTTCTAAAGCAGAATAAGCCTTTGCCATATCTTCGGCAGACTCAAACTTCTCTGGTAACCACGCTGGACGCTCATTTTCAATAGGGGTCTCGGTCTCTTCCACTTGTTCAGTTTCAGATTTAATACTTTGACCTCTAGCTTTAGCAGCCTCTTCTTGCATTTCGGCTTGCTTTTCAAGTGAGATATTTTCTTCCTCACTGTGTTCCTGTATAACAACTCTTTCCATATTACTCGCTTATTTGTTGATTCATATTCGCTCCTTCTTGAGCGTTTGATATTTGGGAACTAATAGCATTTACGCCATTAGGTATAGCAGCTTGCATCATCGCTGCTTGTTGGGCTTGCTGTGCCTCCTGTTGCATCTCTTCAGGACTCTTGATTAACTCTTGAGTCTTGATACCTAGTGAGGTTGCTCTGCGTTTAAAGTATTCACTCACATTAACAAACTGAGCGACTGCTTCTGCACCAACAACTTGAGCTGCTCCGGCAAGGAACAAGTCAAGTTTCTGTAAATCATTGCCACGCCCTAGTGCTTCGACACCAGTAATAATAACTGGGTTGACTACATTCTTAGGTAGCTCTGGTAATGATTTCTTTTTCTTCATCACTACCAACAGTCTATTGACCATTGGCATCTGAAGTTCTGTACTAAGTAATGAGTAAAGACCACCAAGGGCAGACTCTAGTTCTATACTTAACATTCTTATTTCTTCAGCAGTTACACGTTCAGCTTGGCGAACAACTCCTGATGTAAGTAAGAAGGCGTGTCCAAGTCTATCCTTAATTTGATTGATAGTTTCTTGGGCAACACGAAAGTCATTAAATTTATTTAGCTGAAGGACTGATACATCTGCTGCGTTGCCTTGAGAGATAGCACCATTGGGTGACTCTGCAAGTGTCTTAGCTCTTGTAGTTCCATTAGGATTAACAAGGAACAATACCTTAGCTGCTGCTGCACTACCTTCGACGATAGCTTGGGTGAGGGACTCAAGAGACTGTAGGTCTCCAAGGTACTCCTCAACGTATCCTCTACCATAGTCCTCGCCATCTATGCGAGTGAACCGAAGAGGGATGAAAGGGTTCTTGTCTAGTTTGTATTCACCTTCAGAAGAAGGTATGCGTACACCATTGATGTCTTGGTAAACGTGCCAGTGGTCACTCTTGCGACACACTGCTGTGTAAAGGTTTATTGTTTCATCAGCACTTTCTCCTTGTACACCAACAAGCTCTTTAAGCTCATCACTCAAGGACATATATGAAAGGCTTTCCTTTGTGCATATATAAAGTATATTACCCATAGCATCACGCTCAACACAGTAGCGGTCAAGGTGGAATACTCTCATTCCTCCATCATCAGGCATATATATTAAAGCGTTGCCGGCTACGATGAGGTGCTTCAGGGCTTCGTGAATAGCTACTCGGTAGGTCTCACGACTAATCTCTTCCATGACTGAATCTTCTACTTGTTGAAGACCTGCTTCTATTTCTGAAAGCATACCTGCATCAGCACCTTCGGCTGCCAAAGCATACTTATCTATATTGAGCCTGAAAAAGGGGGCGTTAGGGGGAAGGAGTGCGAGTAATAGTTTGGATGCTAGGTTATTAGTTCCTCTTGCCCCAACGCCCTGAAAGGGAGTTTCAAGTCTGCTATGAGAACCAAAGCCTTCGTCAGGCATAACGTATGGTAGAGTTATCTTTGCTGCTTGCCTTGCTCTATCAAGGTATTGATAACGCTTCCCCTCTAGGGAGGTATATAGGCTTTGTGCTGTTTGCTTGCTCATAAATTATTCTTCTTCTTGTGGTTCTGGAAAGATTACGTCCACTGTTGTTGTCGCTTGTTCGCTTTCATCAAGGTCAAAGCTTTCAACATCTAATGCCCATAGACCATCTACTGTTTGCTCTGGGGCTGTCACATAGCGTGACCCTTTGCCTTCAGTATGAAAGGATAGACCAAGGCTGATGCCTTCTTGCTCGGAGCGACTCCATGCGTCTTCTTCAGTTGGAAATAGTAAGTACATATTATGAAAGGGTTATGCCGTATTGATTAGCTATGTTAGCTTCGATTGCTGGGCGGTTAGCTGTTTGGTCGGAGTTATAAATTATAATTTCTTGAATTTTTCCATCCCAAACAACACCATCATTAATTGAACCAATTCCTCCGCTACTTAATGCATTTATACCATCCGCGGACGAAACTGTACCTTTTGAAGTACCATCTAAAAATGCTTCAGCGTTTGAAGAGCCAGCTATTGCTGTAAATAAATGTTTATTAGTATCCGCTGAACCAAGTGATATTTTTGCTGCACTATCTTGGTAGCCAAAATTAAAATTACTACTAACTATAATTGGATTATAGAATCTAAAGTCAGGGTTATTCCTAGATAAAGCTAAACCTGTTCTACTTCCACTTGTTGTATCACTTTTAGCCACAACAAATGCTGATACAGAATTAATATTAGATATAACACCAGTAGGAATATCATAAGTATCACTTTGAAAGTCTAGACCATTAGATACTAAAGAACCAGAACTGACAATCAAAGCTTGAAAAGAGGTAGTAGTCTGAGTAGCGTGATTATCATTACCTGATTGGTCATACCAAGTTTGAACGCGACCATCATTACCAGAACCAACCCAAGTTATTAATTCAGCGTTAGATAACTCCTTAGCTAGGAAGTCACGCTCCGCATTATCACTAGACCTGCGTACACGAACTACCTTATTGTTACCTTGTTTATCATTGAGGTCACGAAGTGAGTAAGCTGCTGCTGCTCCACCAACTACTTTACTAAGTAATGGGCGAGACTCTCCTGCTCTGTCTGAGTCTATGACTGAAGCTGTGCGGTCTACAGTACGAGTTTCCCCATTGACTGTCATAGTTCTTACACCTGCAAACCTATCACGATTGAACGTGAATGGTTGTCCATTTACTGTTAGGGTTTTGTCAGCCATTAATAGGAGACGTTAGCACCAATACCGCTTGTGCCAACATTTACTGAAGGTCGTCTTATTGTTAAAGCAGATATACCTGTTCTTCCTCCTCCGCTTCTACGTCTTTGAGCCGGCTTATTACGAACAGACTTAGCCATATTGGTAGGAGGTGGGGGTGGTGCAGGTGGTGGTACTGGTGGTGGGATGTCAGGAGATGAACACATAATTAATCTTTCGTTAATATATTTTCGTTTTGGATATTGAATTGATGTTCAAGGAAATTAATCACCGAGCGTTGCCCATGATAAAAGTCTATGTCACGAAGCGATTTGTCTGTACCGAAATCCTTTGGGGGAAATGTTTCAGTCAATGCTTTGAGTAACTCAGGGCTTATATAGGGAAGTGGAGCATCCATAATTATTCCTTAATTTGTTGGGATTCTTCACATTCCCTCTTCC